CATTAATAAAAATAGAATTTTGCTGAGACCATCTACCATCGGAAGCAATTAAAATTTGTTCTTTTGGTAAAGAAATTTCAATATCAATATTAAACAAAAATCTAAATAGAAGCTTAAATGCATCTAAAGATCCTTTTGCTTGATAAAAATCAGTTACATGTTTATATAAATTTATTTTATTAGCGACAACGTTTTTTACAATACCTTCGCCAATTTCTTTTCTAATTAAATCTATAAATCGATCAACTGCAAAATCCAGGTCTCTATTTGCCATCATACCGTTAATGACAGCAGAAGGATTATTATCTTGATTTAAATACTTATAGTATTCTTTCAAGAATTCAATTAATGGCGCAGAGTCAGCTATCAGCTGTTCAGGAATTAATCCTTCTACTCTACTTATTTCTGTATTATCTTTATACATTTTTAACTATGTCTGCTAAAGGTTTTATATGTTGCTGTGCCAGAAGATCCTAAAATAGAGATTGTATCTTCTTCTCCAGTAATTGTAATTCCTGGAGTTTCATCTAATTCAATAGTTACAAGCTGATTAAACTTTGGTGCAATATCATAAGAATCTGGGGAAGCATAAACAAAGATGGTACTCGTAGAAGTAATGTTTATATTAGAAATTTCTAATAATCCTTTTTCAGGATATAAAGTACCAATATTCGCATTTACTACGTCGGATGTAGCGACACTTAAAAGTTGTACAATTCTATTATTAGTACCATCATTAGCTGGAATGTCAGATAAAGTAACTTGAGTTTGGTTTACAGTAAAATTGTTTGATCTTAATACAGGTTCAGATTCTTCTGTAATATAAATTGGAGAAGAAAACTTTACTGTATAGTTTGACGCAATATTAGTTACTGGAGTAACATGTTTATGCATTTCTAATCTAGCAAATGAATTTAATATTCCAGCATCAACGTTATCAATGGTTCTTAATAATTCAGAATAGCGAAGTACTCCATCAAACTTTCCAAGCTTTGTTGTATTGTAATCTGTAATAGCTTGTCTTACCGCGGATTCTAATTGAGTTTGTGTTCTATTAGTTTCATTTGGATTGTATTTAAATAAAACTGCACCAGTAATATAAGTGTAATCAGGATCTACTATTTCAGTTGTAACAGATCCAACGTTTTTATTTGAAAGAAACGTAGAAATTGCGCTTTTAGTAGAGTCAGTTAAAAAATCCGAGTCTACTGGATTAATTGAAATAAAGACTTTGCCATAAAGAGGAGGATCATTTACTTCTCCGCCCCAAACAGAAATATCTTGAATAAAGTCATATGTAGCATTTAAAATGGTTTTATAATCTTCAGAAGTAACAGCTCTATTTTGAGCCGCAAATAATTTTGGTGCATTAAATTTAATTGAGTCAATTGTTTCTTTATCAGCTCCATCTATTGTTTTTGCAAACCCAGTTGCTAATTCTACTGAAATAGATGTAAAGCCGCCAATTGCGCTATTTGCAGAAAAAGATTTAGCTCCATTACCTTCTAACCCATTAGTTGAAATATATGTCAATTCAACAATTTGGCCAGTGGTAGGTTTATTACCTAATATATTATCTCCAAAATAAAATTCGTACTGCCCATTCATATTTTCTTGAAGATAATAAACATTAGAATCAGAGTTTACATTTAAAAGATTATCATAAAGAGTGTAAGTTGTATTATCTGATGAAGTTAAAGACTCGCGCACTCTGACTAAGATTGTTGAAGTATCAATATTTAAATCAGCAACTCTAAATTTTTGTAATTCTTGAGAATTGTCGACCCTATAAGTAAAGTTTACTAATTTACCTTCTTTTGCTTCGACTGAGCTAAATACGTATTGATTATTAAAAGAATTTTTTGTAGCATTATAGGAACCATTAGTCACAAACGTATAAGTATTTGATCCAATTTGACCTGTAAACGAAAATCCTTTTGGTATTGTAAGAGTAGCAGGTGAATCAGCATCTCCAGTGACAGTAACTTTTAATTTTGCAGTAGCAGCAAGACGCGACTTAGGAATATAGCCTAAGTTTTTTGCGTGAGAAACAGCGTTAGATCTAATCTGTGCAGAATCTAAAAATGTTTCATTTGTTGTCATATGCGCTAGCAACGCGTTGTATTGTGTATTATAAGCTAAAATATCTAAGAGGACGTTTAAGCCAGCACCATCAAAATCGTAGTCATTAAATTTTTCTTGTGCGCTTAAGAATACTTTCAGATTAGTTTTAATCTGATCAAAATCAAGTTCTGTTACGTTCTTAATTTGTGCCATTTATCGAGTTCTCTCTAAAAATAGTTCAACATCAATTTCTTGCTGTGTTGATACTAAGATGCATGATACTGAAACAAATAAAGCATTAGCATCTGTATTATCTTGAACATCTACATTTGTTGTTACAACACGAGGTTCGTATTTACCTATTGCTTCTTTGATTTCGTCTTCTAAAAAAGACAGCGTAATTGGGTCTGGTTGTTCAAATAAGTATCCAGCAATATTACAACCAAAGTTTGGTTGGAAAGGTTTTTCACCTTTGTTTGTTAATAAAATATTACGGATAGAATTTTTAATAGCTGAAATATCTTTTAATGGCACAACATCGCCAAAATTAGGATGAGGTTTAAATCGTAAATCTAAATCAGTATATGGCTTTATGCGGGCCATAACTTTAGCAGTTATCCCGACTCGATTTGAATTTGCGTCTGATAGAATTTCTGTGCTCATGGTATTATTTATACTTTATCCACCGATGTTTACAGAACTTACGCCATTTGCGCCACTGCTTCCGCAAGAAATAGAATCACCGTTTCTATGAACCGGTTTTCCATTTACACTTACTGTTCCAGAGCCAGAAGCGGCGGCCGCACCGTGTGGCGGTGAGCCTGGGCACGCGTGAGCGGCGTATCCATCTCCCTGTCTTACGACTGGTTTTCCTCCTGCATTAGTATCACCACTAAATCCAGATGGAGGTCTTGGAGGAGCTCCGCACGGGTCTCCAGTTGAAGCTGATCCTTGTACAACTACTGCAGGCATAATAATTCTCCTTTAGCTCGTCATAATCGTAATTAACCATGAAGGAGCATTAGCCGCTCTACCGCCAGCTCCCCAGTATTTTGCTGCACCTGCCGGAACTGTATTACCGGCTGAAATATCTAAGTGCACACCTACATTACCCATATAGCCCACACCAGCGCCAATTGCTGTAGCACCAGCGTTTTTAGCTTGTTGACACCAACCACGAAGTTCTTGCGATTGAACGTTCAATCTTTTTCCTTCAGAAGTAAATAGGTGCACATCAGCAGCAAATCCATTTAAGTGTCTATCAGAACCAGTTCTTCTTTGTGGAGTCATACCACCCGAGAATATTTCTGCTGATAGTCCACTATTTTTGCAAGCAGTAATAATAATTTGCTCTAGTGCTGATACAATTTCTTTATTTCGAGTTGCATGAGCGTTTGTATATTTTACAGTTGTTCCAGCATCATCTTGGTAAATAATCTTACCATCAATTGCTGGATTAGTTGTATCTGAAGTTTTACTTTGAAGACCAGTACCTGAATATCCAGAAATACCAGCCCGGCCGGTGGTTGTTAAATTAAGTACCTGTTGGGAATAAGCTGCGGTTCCATCTGGAGTAATTGCTGAGTACTTTGGAGTTGGAAAACTAATATCAGTATCAGCTTCGTCAATTTGTACTTCAAATGGAGAAGATTCAAGAGCGTCGTAAGATACAGCTGGAAGTGGGTTTGGCGAAGTTGGTGCTGGAATTATTGGATCATCAGGAGTTTCAGGCGCTTCATCTGGTGAGAATGCAGAACCAGGAGACATAGTACCACCTGGATTCAAGTCAAGGAAAGAAGATTTAATAGTTGTTGTTCCAGAAGAACCAAAATTAGTTGTTCCACCAGCAATATTCATTGTATTATCTGCATCTAAATTCATTATTGGTGAAGCTAAACTCATTTCGGCATCAGCATCTATTTGCATAGTAGCTGTAACAAGATTCATTTCAGATACAGCAGAAATATCTAAAGAACCTCCAGCATTAATACCACCAGATGTAACTGCAGCAATTGAAAGAACATCAGTCCCAAGATCCATAGTTTCTTGTCCCATTGCTGTAAATGCTACTGTGTGTAAATCTAAAGACTCCGTAGCATCAATTCGAGCAACATCAGTAATCACTGATAGAGTTGGAACTTGAGTTACAATCGTTGCTGACATATCGGTAATCATATTTGTACCAACGATCGATAAATCTTCTTGAAGGTCAATAGTCATCGAAGGAGCAGTAATAGAAAATGGTCCGTCAGATCTAAAATCAATCTTACCAGCAGAATCTACTGTTAAACTACCAGCTGTTTTTACGTTAA